TGACCAGCTGGCCGAGCGACGAGTACTACCTGCGGATTCTGTCGACGATGCGGTCGACAAATCCGAATGTCCCGCAACGCGTCCGCTCGAACACCAATCCGTCGGGGCCCGGACACGGCTGGGTCAAGGAACGGTTCCGGCTGCCGATCCTACCGGGCCGGATCGTTGGCGACGTGATCACCGAGAAGGGCGAGCGGCCGCGGCGCGTGATCTGCGGCTACTTCCACGAGAACGTCATCCTCCACGCGGCACAGCCAAACTACGCCGACATTCTGCGCACCGCCGCGACGAGCGAGGCCGAGCTGCTCGCGTGGCTCGACAACGACTGGTCGATCGTCGCCGGGAACATGTTCTCGGACGTCTGGCGTCCGTCGGTGCACATCGTGCCGCCGATCCCGCTGATCGAGATCCCGCTGCGCTGGCGCCTCGACCGCAGCTACGACGACGGGCAGTCGAAGCCGTTCGCGGTGATCTGGTGGGCCGAGTCGAACGGCGAACCGACCACGTGGGAGGGCGTCGAGCTCGGCGCGATCAAGGGCGACACGATCGCGGTGCGGGAGTGGTACGGCTGGAACGGCAAGCCGAACGTCGGGCTGAACCTGCCGTCGGGCGAGATCGCCGCCGGTATCGTTGCGCTCGAGGTCGAGTGGGGCGTGCGTGGGCGCGTTCGCGGCGGCCCGGCGGACACGGCGATCTGGAACGCGCAGGCGACCGACCAGCGCAAGAGCGTCGCGAGCGAGATGGCCGCGAAAGGCGTCTCGTGGGAGCGCGCCGACAAGGGCCCAGGCTCGCGCGAGCAGGGATGGAAGCTCATCCGCTCGATGCTGAAGGCCGCGATCCTGGTGCTGCCGGAGGCCAAGCGCACCGACCCAGCGCTGTACGTGTCGAGCGCTTGCGTGCAGCTGATCCGCACGATCCCCGCGCTGCCGCGCGACCCGCGGAATTCCCAGGATGTGGATACCAACGCTGAGGACCATCTTCTCGACGCCGGACGTTATCGACTTCGCCGCGCGCCCATCGCCATTCCGCGAACCACTCGCCCGCTGGTCTTCTAGAATTCCACCATGGGCGAACTCATCGGATCACGGTTCGGGAGATTGACCGTCGAGGGACGCGACGAGGTCAAGCGCGCCCGCGGCGTCGCACTGCACTGCGTTTGCGAGTGCGGCCAGAAGGTCACCGTGCTGCGCAGCGATCTCACGCGTGGCAAGACGAGGTCCTGCGGCTGTCTTCAACGCGACCGAGCTGCGGCACTCGCACGCGATCTCAAGGGGCAGAAGTTCGGACATCTGACCGTGACTCGACGTATTCCGAGCGACGCGTCGGGCAAGCCGCAGTGGGATTGCTCCTGCGAGTGCGGCGGAACAACGACGGCGCGCAGCGGTCAGTTGCTCGGCGGGACCAGAACCACGTGCGGTCGTGCATGTTCGTTGCGCGAGCGCTCGCGCAACCTGAAGGATTTGGTCGGTCGGCGATTCGGTCGGCTCCTTGTCGAGGCAAGGTCCGAGGTGAAGACCGTGGGTGGCGCACTTCGCTGCAGCTGTCGCTGCGACTGCGGAACCCAACGGACGGTGATCGGCGGCGATCTCAAGGCGGGCAAGATTGAGTCGTGCGGGTGCCTGCGAAGAGAGCGTTCGCGGGACGGCGCTCGGCGACGAGGCGAGGCGACCAACGCGATCAAGTACGGTGTGCCAGATGCCGGTCGCCGCAGCGAGCTCGGTATCTGGCGGCAGATGATCCATCGCTGCACGAACCCGAAGCAGAACGGGTTTGCCGGTCATGGCGGCCGCGGTATCAAGGTCTGTGATCGCTGGCGCGACAGCTTCGCGCAATTCCTCGAAGACGTGGGGCCGCGTCCTTCCCTGGGCCACTCGCTCGACCGGATCGACAACGACGGCGATTACGAGCCGTCGAACTGTCGCTGGGCGACCGCCGAGCAGCAGGCAGCGAACAAGCGCGACAGCTACTACGAGTCGCTCGTCGACGAGGTCTGTCAGCTGCTGGGCTTGCCGGCCGGTCTGCGCGCACGAGACGTGCGGGCCGCGCTGCGCGCCGTCCTTGAAGAGAAGCGGAGATAGACGCCATGGCCCTCGAGCTCCAAGCCCACCACCCGACGTACGACGAGCGCTCGCCCGACTGGGAGATCGTCGCCGACTGCTACGCCGGCGAGCGCGCGGTCAAGGCGAAGGGCACGACCTACCTGCCGTCGACGAGCGGGATGCGCGACCCGCAGACCAACCAGCTGACCGCCGAGGGCCGGCTCGCGTACGACGCGTACAAGATGCGCGCGGTCTTCCACGACTTCGTGCGCCAGGCCGTGACCGGCCTCGTCGGCGTCGTCCACCGCAAGCCGCCCGTCGTGAACGTGCCCGAGGCGCTCAAGCCGATGGTCGCGAGCATGACGATCGCCGGCGAGTCGCTGGAGATCCTGTGGCAGCGGATCACCGAGCAGCAGCTCGTCGCGGGCCACGGCGGCCTGCTCGTCGACGTCCCCGACGGCGTGCCGGTGAGCGAGGCGACGCCGTACGTCGCGCTCTACAGCGCGGCGTCGATCCTGAACTGGAACGCCGGCGCGCGGCGCCAGGGACGGCAGGCGCTGCAGCTGGTCGTGCTCGACGAGACGTCCGCTCGCCAGGGCGACGACCTGACGTGGGCATCGGTGACGCAGATCCGCGTGCTCGCGCTCGGCGCCGTCGCGACCAAGCTCGGCGGCGAACCGGACGCGGAGACGGTCATCGCGCCGAACGACTACCAGGTCGCCGTGGCCGAGCCGAACGACACCGGCAAGCTCGTGCTCGGCGAGTTCAAGGCGCCGTCGATCGGCGCGTTGTCGCTCGACCAGATCCCGTTCGTCGCGTTCAACACCAACGACACCGTGATGGAGCCGTGCACGCCGCCGCTGCTCGGGCTCGCGCTGCTCGCGCTGGCGATCTACCGCGCCGAGGCGGACTACCGGCAGCAGCTGCACATGCAGGGGCAGGACACGCTCAAGCGGATCGGCGCGACCCCGGATCCGGTGACCGGGTTGACCCCGGAGGTGCGGACCGGCGCGGGCGCGGTGATCGACCTGAACCTCGGCGGCGACGCCGAGTTCATCGGCATCTCGTCGTCGGGGCTGTCCGAGCAGCGCTCGGCGCTCGAGAACGACAAGGCCCAGGCGAGCACGCACATCGTCGAGCTGCTCGACACCGGCGCGGGCGAGGCGGAGAGCGGCGAGGCGCTCCGCGTGCGCGTCTCCGCGCGCACCGCCAAGCTCAGCTCGATGCAGCTGACCGCGGCGGCGACGATCCGCGACTGCCTCGTGCTCGGCGGCCGCTGGCTGAGCCTGCCGCAGGCCGCGCTCGACGCGATCGAGGTGATCCCGAACCTCGACTTCGCGGATGACATCGCGGACCCGCAAACCGTCAACGTGCTCGTCGAGGCCAAGCTCAAGGGCGCGCCGATCACCTGGCGGATGGTCCACGACTGGATGCGCAAGCACGAGCTCACCGACAAATCGTTCGAGGAGACGCTCGAGGAGATGGCCGCGGAGGAGACCGACGCCGCCACGGGGAAGACGGGCGTCGACATCGACCCGGCCGCGTCCCCGAAGCCGATCGGGGCCGCGGCGTGAGCGTCGGCCTCGGCACGTGCGCGGTCTGTCGGCAGCCGATCGTCGAGAACGAGACGTACCGGCACGCCGCCGCCGGCGGGCAGACACATCTCCGGTGCCTGGACCTTCCCGAGCTGCAAGCTCTCCAGGCCGCGGCCGATGCAGAGGCGGCGACCTACGCGCCGTCCGCGGCCGCGCCGGTGATCCAGCTGCGCACCGCCGCGGTCCGCGAGGCCGAGTTCTCCGAGCAGTACAAGGCGCACGCGCACGACGAGGCGATCGCCACGCTCGAGCACGCGATCAAGCACCTGCGCAGCCGCAAGGACGACCTCGGCATCCTCACCGGCGGCATCGTGATCGCAGTCGCGTACGACAACGGCGAGGTCGCGACGGTCGTGCCGTCCGAGGGCAACCACCTCACGCTGCTCGTCGGCGCCTGCGAGCGCGCGCTCCGTCGCCTGCACGCGTCGATCGACGAGGTCGACGCCCTGGCCGAGCGCGTGTTCGGGCCCGAGGACGCGGGCTGATGCGCGCCGTCAACCTCATCGGACAGCGCTTCGGCCGACTCCTTGTCACCGCACCCGCGGCCGCGATCGGTCACGGCGCCGCGCGTAAGACGCAGTGGGCGTGCCGGTGTGACTGCGGAGCGTTGCTCGAGGTTCGAACCGGACACCTGAAGAACGGCAACACCCGGAGCTGCGGGTGCCTCCACGTGGAGACGAGCGCAGCGGCGTGCGTGCGAAGGACGAAGCACGGCCGTGCGCGCTCGCCCGAATACGCCGCGTATCACGCGATGCTGCAGCGCTGCACCAACGCGAGGCACAAGTCGTTCGCCGACTACGGTGGGCGCGGCATCGCCGTCTGCGCGCGGTGGCAGGAGTCGTTCGAGAACTTCCTCGCCGACATGGGCGAGCGACCCGATGGCATGTCCCTCGACCGGATCGACAACGACCGCGGCTACGAGCCCGGCAACTGCCGGTGGGCGACCGACGCCGTACAGGTGCAGAACCGTAGGTCGACGCGGCTCGACGCGCTGAGCGCCGTGCTCGTGCGCCAGCTCGCGGCGAGGCGAGTGAGCCACGCGAACATCGCGCGCGCCTTCGGCATTGCGCGGCAGACCGTCACCGGCGTTGCCACTGGCGGACGCTGGCCCCATGCCGTCGCCGCACTGGCGGAGGGCTAGCCGTGTCGGTCACCAAACGGATGCTCGACGCGATCGTCAACCACCGGGTGCAGTTGCAGCGCTACTCGAAGCGGGAGGCGTCCGTCGTCCTCGACCTCCTGGGTCGTGAGGACGCCGGCCTGATCTCGATGCTACGCGCGCGACTGCCACGCGTCGGCGAGGGGCGGACCGCGCAGCTGCTCAGCGACGTCCGCGCGATGCGGCGCGAGTCGTTCGGTCGGGTCAGGTCCAAGCTCGGCAACGACATGGTCGCGCTCGCGCGCGTCGAGGGCGCGGCGATGGATCGCCTGGTCACGACCGCGCTGCGCATCTCGTCGGTGTTCAACCCCGTGCGCGACGCCCAGCTGCGCAGCGCCGTTTCCGAGCACGTGTTCGGAGGCGGCGGGCGCGGCGCTGGTCGGACGCTCGAGGGCTGGATCGCGACGATCGCCGAGGTCGACAAGGCCCGGCTATTCGGCGCGATCGATCTCGGCGTCCGCAAGCGCGAGTCGATCGACGACCAGATCCGAAGGATCGCGGGCACGCGCGCGGCCGGCTACAGCGACGGCGTGCTGGCGGTGTCACGGCGGCAGGCAGAGACGCTCGTCCGCACCGCAGTGGTCCATGCCGCGAACGCCGCGCAGGGCGAATGGGCGAAGGCGAACGCCGACGTCGTCGCCGAGATGGAGCAGGTCGAGGTGCTCGACGACCGCACCTGCGACGAGTGCGAGGAGCTCAACGGCCGCATGGTCGCTGTCGGCGAGACCGATGACGTGCTCCCCGTACACCTCAACTGCCGCGGCACGTGGGTGCCCGTGATCAACCTCGACGCCCTCGCCGACAAGCTGCCCGACCAGGTCGACGAACGCGAGGAGCGAGCGGCGTGACCGACTTTCGCGCCATCGCCGCCGGCGCCGCTGGTCCTGCATGGAACGCGCTCGACGGCGTCGGCCGCGCCGCGCTTGTGCGCCTCGCGAAGCTGCGCCACCTCGGCGTCGAGGATGGGCCCCGAGCTCGCGAGGACTTCCCGACCTGGCTCGCTCGGCAGGCTCCCGCGGACCAGGACGCGGCACTCGGCGCACGACGTGGCGCCGCGTTCCGCGCGGGTGCCCTGCCGATCACCCGCTTCACCGACCCGCCGTTGCCGCCGCTCTCACTCGAGCAGCTCGCTGCGACGCTGGGCCTCACCGTTCCACACGAGGACCCGTAGATGCCGGAGCTGATGGACCTAGTCGGCGAGCGGTTCGGTCGCCTGGTTGTACTCGAACGCTCGGCCAACGTCGGCAAGAAGACGGCATGGCGGTGTCGTTGTGACTGCGGAGCGGATACCACGGCGATGGCCGGCAACCTTCGCAACGGCAACACATCGTCGTGTGGCTGCCTGAGTCGCGAGGCGACGGCGGCGCGTTCGACGACGCACCAAAGCGTGAACACCCGCGCGTACCACTCGTGGTCGGGGATGCTCCAACGCTGCGCGAACCCGAACAACCAGAAATACTCGCGCTACGGCGGGCGCGGCATCACCGTCTGCGAGCGCTGGCGCGACAGCTTCGAGGCGTTCCTCGCCGACATGGGGCAACCGCCTCCTGGCATGAGCCTCGACCGGATCGACAACGACGGCGATTACGAGCCGTCGAACTGTCGCTGGGCGACTGCGGTCCAGCAGGCGAACAACAGGCGCAACTCGCGGCGGGCCGTCGGCTCGGACGCGGCCCACCCCTAGGAGAACGACGATGAGCATCCTGAAGACCAGCTACGAGACCGAGACCGACATCCCCACCGGCTACGCCGATCTGTTCACCGAGCAGGGCGGCAAGTTCGTCCTCACCGGCATCGAGGGCCTCAAGACGGAGCGGGACACCGCCGCGCTGAAGACCGCGCTCGAAAAGGAGCGCGCCGCGCGCAAGACCGCCGACGACAAGGTCAAGAAGTTCGAGAAGCTCGCGGACAAGGATCCGGAGGCGCTGCTCGCGCTGGAGACCGAAGCCGAGGAGCTGCGCGCGCGCGTCGAGGAGCTCGAGGCCGAGGAGGGCAAGGGCGCGAAGCCCGCCGACAAGGCGACCATCAAGGAGGCCGTCGACAAGGCGGTCGCCAACGCGAAGAAGCTCCACGATCGCGCGATCGCCGACCTGCAGAAGCAGATCGCCGACGCCAAGAAGGACGCCGACGACCAGAAGACCAACGCGACCACGCTCGACGGCAAGCTGAAGGGCGGCGCGATCCGGGCCGCGCTCACGCAGGCGGCGCTCGACGCCAAGGTGGAGCCGCCCGCGATGCGGGACGTGTTGATGTACGCCGGCGCCTTCGAGGCCGTCGAGGACGGCGTCGACGCGCAGGGGCAGCCGATCATGCGCGTGGTGACGCGCGAGGGCGCCGGCATCACGCCCGGGCTGGACCCGAAGTCGTGGCTATCCGACCAGCGCTCGACGAGCTCGCACTGGTGGGCGCCGTCGGTCGGCGGCGGCGCGCGCGGCAGCGACGGCAAGCCGCTCGGCGAGAACCCGTTCGACAAGAAGAACCCGAACGTCTCGAAGGCGATGCAGCTCGAGGCGACCGATCCCGCGAAGGCGCTGCAGCTCGCCAACCGAGCCGGCTACGCGACGCTCGACGCGGCGTACGAGGCGCTAGGCGAGACCGACGCGAAGCCGGGCCGGCGCGCTGGCTGAACGGCTCCGGGTTGCCCATACCCACCCGGGCCGATAGTCGTAGTCCATCGGTCGAGCGGCGTGACGCCTAACGACTCCATCTGCTGAACAGCACAAGGAGCACAGCGTCATGGGTTACACCGAAGTCACCGACGTCGTCGTCCCCGCTCGGTACGCCAAGTACCAGCAGAAGATGACCGAGCAGAAGTCGCGTCTCGTCGAGTTCGGCGTCCTGCGCCGCAATCCCGAGATCGACGCGATGATGGCCGGTGGCGGCATCACGTTCAACATGCCGGGGTGGAACGACATCCCGCGCACCGCGGCGAACGTGTCGTCCGGCGCGGCCGGGACCCCGGCGACTCCGATCAGCCTGACCACGTTCCGCGAGATCGGGGTGCGCCTCAGCCGCAACCAGTCGGTGGGCTGGACCGGGCTCGCCAAGATCCTGGCCGGATCCAATCCCGCCGAGGTGATCGCGGCGCGATGGGCGGACTACTGGGCTGACCAGGCGCAGGTCGCCGCCCTCGCCATCGGCGCGGGCGTGTTCGCCGACAACGCCGCGAACGACAGCGGCGACATGTCGGTCGACATCAAGGGCGTGTCGTTCGTCGACGGCGTCACCAACTTCGGCGCGGCGCCGTTCGTCGACGCGGTCGGCACGATGGGGGACTCGCACAAGGCGCTCGGCCTGGTGTGCATGCACTCGACGGTCGCCGCCACCGCTCGCAAGAACGACCTGATCGACGCGATCAAGGACTCGGAGTCGGGCCAGGTGATCGAGCGCTACCAGGGGCGGCTCCTCATCGAGGACGACGGCATGCCGAGCCCGTCGTCCGGGGTGTTCGAGACCTGGATCTTCGGCGAGGGCGCCTTCGAGTGGGGCGTCACCGTCGACGACCACCCGATCGAGTCGTACCGGCTGCCGCTCGACGCGGTGGGCGGTGGCTCCGAGGTGGTGACCACGCGCGTGCAGTGGTGCATCCACCCGCGCGGCTTCGCGTACACGGGCTCGACGGCGGACGGCGAGCCGGTCAACGGCACGCTCGACAACGCGGGCTCGTGGAACCGCGTCGCCGCCGAACGCAAGCAGGTCAAGATGGCCAGGTTGATCACCAGAGAGTTCTAGGGCCTCGCCTCGAGCCATGTCCCAGATGCTTCTCTACTCGCTGCACGAGCCCGACACCGGAGCGGTCCGGTACGTCGGGAAGTCCGTGCGTGGCGAGACGCGGCTCGCCGAGCACTGTCGTGCATCGGGTGCGCGCGGTCGCTCGCGGCGGGCGAAGTGGCTGCGCTCGCTGCGGCGCGAGGGTCTCAGGCCGGCGTGCAGCGTCATCGCCAGGTTCGAGACGCAGGCCGACCTCGACGCGGCGGAGGTCGAGTGGATCGCCGCCGCTCGCGCCGCCGGTGCGAACCTGACGAACCTCACCTCCGGAGGAGACTGCGGCACGTTCGACGATGAGGCCTGCGCGAAGATCTCCGCCGCGCTGCAGGGTCGGATCCCCTGGAACAAGGGGAAGGCCGCACCGCACCGCGGCACGTCACACACCGCGGAGACGAAGCGCCGAATCTCCGAGATCCGCAGCGCGCAGGTGACCTGCAAGCGCGGTCACTCCTTCGATGAGGCGAACACGTACGTCTACGGCGGACGTCGCCACTGCCGAACGTGCAGGCGCGATCTCAAGCGCCAGCTCTGAACAACAAACTGCCAGACGCCCGCCGGCCTCGCCGGCGGTCCCCGTGATGGAGGATGTCCGTGGCCACCAACAGCACCCATACCCGACGCCCGCGCTACCGGAAGCACCGCCGGCACTCACGCAATCTCGTCGCGTTCCTCGCAGCGATGGCGGACAAGTGGGACGGCGAGGAGACGCCGATCGACGTCGACACCGTCGGCTCCGACGTGCTCGCGCTCGGGGACACGCCCGACGTCGCCGGCCCGTTCACGCTGCGCGGCGCGCCGCCCGCCGGGTTCCCGCGCAACGCCGATGGCACCGCGAAGCCGATCTGGATCGCGGTCGACGAGAGCGACAACGCGACCGCCTACACGTCGCGGTCTGCGCTGGCGGCCCAGCGCGGCGGGCTCGAGATCGACACGTGGGATCTGTCGCCGGACATGACCTCGCTCACCGCGACGGCGGTGACGATCAACACGACCGACGCGGGCACGACCGTCGCGACGCTCGGCACGCCGGTCACGATCGAGGCGGCAGCCAACGCGACCGAGCGGCTCACGATCACGGGCCATGGGCTCGCAGTTGACGACGGGCCGTTCTACCTGACCGGCGCGGACCTGCCGCTCAACCTGCTCACCACCACGCCGTACTGGATCGCGACGGTCCCGACGGTGGACACGTTCACGCTGACGGCGAGCCCCGGCGGCGCGGTGGTCGCCTTCGACGACGACGGCTCCGGTGCGATGGCGCTCGTCCCGGTCAACGTCGACGTCGGACTCAACCACTTCGTCAAGACCGCGCACGGCCTCACCACCGGGCAGCTCGTGCGCGTCTCCACCGACGGCGCGCTGCCGACCGGCATCGCCGCGGCCACGAACTACTGGGTGATCGCCGACACCGCGAACGTGTTCCGCCTCGCCGCAAGCCTGGCGAACGCGCTGGCCGGCACCGCGATCAACCTCA